GGTAACGGCCTTGTCGTTCACGATCAGTCCGCGAAGACCGGGCTGGTTGATCACCAAGCTGCCAGAGGCGGAGGTGAGGCCAGTCTTGACGACGTAGGAGCTGGCGCTTGGATCGTCAGCGACGGAGATGATGTCACCCGCCTTGATGCCGGTGGTGTTGACCGTGCCACCATCAACAGTGAGGGTAGTCGAGCCGACCGCCACGTTGCCGTTGTTGATCAGGTAGCCGGTGCCAGCGCCCTTGGTGTGGGACTGGACGCCCGCGCTAGAGCGGATCGACATGTTGAACAGGTTCAGCAACTCGCCCCGGCGCAGAGTGGCGTCGGTGCCAGCATCACCCACGTTGGTGAGGGTGGATCGCTTGCGGAGGTTGGCGCTTGCAGCGGTATTCAGGACGCAGGACAGCATCCCATCGGACATCGGGGTGCCGTTGTCCTCAAGGATGCGGTAAAGGTCCGAAAGGACTTCAAAGTTGGCCGAAAAAGGCGTGGTGCCAGCAGATCCAACAGCGCGGCTGGAGTTCTGGTAGGCGACGGTGGCGATCGATGCCTCGATCTGGTTAACCATCTTGCGAATGGCCTGAGCGTAGAGCGATTGAAGCGCGGCTTCGGCGCCAACGGTATTCGCAAGCTGCGCCCACTGCTCGCCCTTGAGAGGGATGCTCGCACCTGCATAGAGCGAAAGAGCAAGGGTTTCGGCGCTGGTCGTGATGTCGGCCGCGTCAGGCGGCGTCATTGCCGGGGTGTAGCTAGTCTCCAGCGTCGGCTCGGTGGTGCGCATCGAGATGACGGTGCCGCCATCGGATACGCCTTCGGAGCCGCCGTTGACGACGACGCCTTGGGCGAAACCGGTTGGCTCCTGAGCGACAATGTCGCGGGCCTGGTAGAGGACTTCAGTGAGTCCGGTGAGTGAGATGTCGTTTGCCATGATGTTCTATTGGTGAGAGTGGGTTATGCGGTGAGTTTTCCGCCATTTCGGATGAACGAGTTCTGTTCGACAGAGGAGAGGTTCATGAAGGATTCGCGGCTGATCTTGAGGAATTGCTTTTCTTCCTTTTCGGCCTTCAGCGTATCGAGCGGCGTGTGGCCGGCTGCGACGATGCGGTTGGTCACTTCCTTTTCGACGGCCGCCTTGATGACGGCGTCCGCTTCCTCCTCGGAGTTAGCGGCGGCAGTGATACGCTCGGCGATGGCTGCCGGATCAAGTAGAGAGGATGCATCAGCAAGCTCTTGCCGAGTTGCCGAATGAGCTTCCTTTTCAGCTTCGGTTTCAGCCTTGGCTGCCAAGACTTGACCCTGGAATCCTCGGGCTTCGGTGACCGCTTCAGCAAGAAGCGAATCAGCCTCCTTCAGCCGATTGGTGAGATCGGAAATCGTGGATTCAGCGCCAGCTAGTTCGGCCTGCGCTGCCTCGTATTTCGCGGAAAGGTCCGCGTTTGGAAGGAGTCTGTCGAGAATGCTCATGTTGCTGAGTTGCTTTTGCAGTTTTTTTGCGCTTTGGTCAACAGAATTTTGACCGACCACCTCGTCGATGAACTTGCGATTCATGGCCTCGTCTGCACCCATCCATGTTTCGTTCTTCATCAGCTCTCGCATTTCCTCGGGCTTTGCCCCGGTTCGGGTGGCGTAAATATCGGCAATCTCGCCGCTGATCTCGTCCAAGAGCTTTGCGGCTTTAGCCAAGTCTTCGGCGTTGCCCGCGACGACCTGCGAGGCTTCGTGAATCATCATCCGTCCGCCCTTGACCATGCGGATCTTGTCGGCGGCCATCGCGATGACGGATGCCATCGAGGCGGCCAAGCTGTTGATCGTGACGGTCACGTAGACCCCTCGATCGCGAAGCTCAAGGATCGCGTGATACAGCTTGTAGCCGTCAAGCACGCTTCCGCCAGGGGAATGAATCTCGATGTCGAGAGTGTCCGCCGCGTTCTCGATGCAATTGGTGATCTCTCCGGTGATCACGCCTTCAGCGAAGGCTTTGGCACCGAAGACCTGATCAATCTCCTCGATCAGGCGAGTCATCGAATCCGGGTTGACAGACTCGTTGAGCCGCACCTTGCCGGACTTGTTCTCAATTTGTAGAATTTGCATTTTGAATGATTGGTTAGCTGGTTCCGCCTCAAGTCGCCGGGACTTTTCGTCCGCCCATGATTTTCCGCTGTCGCCGCCCCAGAGCGCCCACGCGATTCGCCCGGCAGACGGGTATCCATCTTCTCCGGGAGAGAACCCTTGGCCCTGCTTGTCCACCTCATGGCGGGCGAAATAGCTGACCATTCGGCGCACAGTGGACGGGGAAAGGTTCTTGCGGTTGCTGATGTCGCGGGCGCGGGCGACGCCGATCGCGGTCCCTCCACGGTTGTATTCCGCTCTCCAGCGCAAGCCGCGCTCGGCCTCAGCCGCCATGGCTTCGGATGGCTTGAGGTCAATTGGCATCCTGATCGTCCTGTTCGCTGGGTTCGCCCTGATCTTCTGGCGGGATCGGCTCTTTTGCGGCCATGTCGTTCGCCGTGAACATGCCCTTGTAGCGGTAGTCGATCTCAACGCCAGCTTTCTCTTGGGCGTCGATAAATGCCTGCTCCTTCTTTGCGGCAGACTCGAACTTCCGCGGCCAATAGTCTTCCTCGTCCTTGCCCATATCGGAAAGGATGTCCTCATCTGAAATCAATCCTGCACGCCAAAGCTCGATCGTGGCCTTTGCGATTCGCCCGTCATCGATCGTCAACACGGGCGGCATGTTGAAATTCCACCTCCACCAGTCCTCGGAGCTTCCGATCTTGCCGATCTTGGTCAGCTTTGCGGTGGCGTATCCAATCACGCGTCGCGCCAGCACGCGAAGAGTTGACTGACGGTCCTTGATCGTCCTCCTGGCAAGCTCGATGTCCTTCCGCTCGGCCGTTCCTTGCCCAGTGGCGTTCCAGATCATCGATGTCGGCCATGGAATTCCGGAAAGCGTCATTCGGATCATGCGGTCATTGTAATCCGACCACATGTTGCCTGGGTTCTCATGCTTGAGAACGTCGATCTTGCTTCCGGTGCCGGCGCGGAAGTGCTTCACCGCCCCACCGTCCATGTATTTCACGGAAGTTGGCTTGGATGGGCAGTCGTTGCCACGGTTATCGCTGAAATGCGATCCTGGCAAGTCGTCATCAGGAACCCCGCTTTCATTTGACTCGATGAGCGCGATCGACGAGCGGATCAGCATGTTCAACCGCTCCCATTCATGGGACTGCATCGAGTCGCGGATGTCATTCAGCCCGTGAGTGATCGACGGGTATCCGCGACGAGACTCAGGGTAGTCGGACTCATAGCAGTGGATCATCGACGCCGCCGGAATGTCAGTGAATCCGGTTTTGTCGTCGTTCATGTAGCGGTATCCAGCGACAGACCCGGTTTTTGTGTAGATGATCCCGTCACTGATTGAGGCCCCCTTGAATGGTCCTGACTGCAAGACTCCGGAATCTCCACCGTAGCCGTAAGCTCCGGATCGGATCCGGTGAGACGGAACAATTTGAACCGCAGGGAATCCGCTGTCGTGCTGGGTCAGCAAAACGAAAACCTCACCGTCCCGGTCAAGGAGGACGGACGAATGGTAAAGAAGGTCGGTGAAGCTTCGCCCGCGGATGTCTGCAATGGGGCAGAACTGCTCACGGATTACCATTTCGGCCTTTTTCCTCCACCGCTCCGACATGGACGCGTTCTTGGGCTTCCATGCGTCGCCGACTGAATACATCGCGATCTGTCGAACAGCCCCCTTGACCGGGCCGAAATTTTCAATGATCGACCTCGAAACGGAAACCAGCGTCTCGCGATCGTAGTTCGTCACCAGACTGCCGATGTCGTCAAGGCGCACCGGCTGCCATGGACGGGTAGTCGAATGCTCCGATCCCTGGGAGAACTTGCGGCTGACGTGAGCCGGGTTGCCGTATTCGTCTAGGATTGCCATGGGTAAAAGCGGGCGAAGTAGGTCCGCGACGGGCGAAAACCGTGATTCAGTCCTTTGACGGCAAGCTTGAGCGCCTTGCGTCGGTCTTCCGTGGAAACGTCAATTCGGATCGTGTAGTTCGCGCCGTTCTTGCCGGCCGTGACGATCGATCCGTAGGTTCCGCCGGAAACCATTCCAGAAAGAAGCGATTTGCGAGCCGCTTTCAAGGCTGCCGCGAAAGCCGGGTCTTCTACCGCCTCGTCGTAGAAGTCTTGCGCCAAGCTCACGATGTCCGCCATGGCTGCAAACTAATTGCGTTTGCAGCCAATATGCAAGAATGAAATTCCAGTCACTCTTTGCCCTTCACGTGTCCCCGCATCATCATGAAGGCAGTGCAGGCCATTTCAGTGTCCAGAAGGTGGTTGTCCTTCTTGCCGATCCGCTGCCATAGCTGGACCTGGCGGTTGTCTCGCCCGGTCGTGACGGTCACCTTCCGCTCGGCGTTCATGTGGTGCTTGTAGTCTTGCAGCACGTCATCCGGGTGCTCCCACCTCCCGAGTCGTCCTGCCCGGAGATCCGCAAGAACATCCTTGATCGGGTTGACGCACAGGTTGACGAAAGCCATTTGCAGGCCGCTTCCGGACTGGCCGGATTGGATCCTGGAATATGGAGCCTGAACCACCCCGCTCGACGTGTGGATGGGGAAGCTCTCATTCTGGACGCCGTGGTAAGCCGTCCACCCGTATTTGCTGCACTGCTGGTAAACGAAGTCCCGGCGGTACTGGGCGTCAACCAACACGCACTTAGATCGAACCTGATACCGCTTCCGCATTTCCTCCGCTTCCTCGAAGGTGAGCAACTGACCGCAATTCAAGAGCTTGCTGTTCCCGTCCGAGTCGCAGGCCCGGATCGAGAACCATAGGGAGTTCTGCTGAACGTCCATCGCCATGCACCGGTCAGCCTCGTTGTCGATCAACCTGCCGTCAGCGTATTCGGCAATCATGTATCCCCCGGAAATCAATTCTGCCGGCGGATCGTATGCGGACGGCTTCCAGAACTCTGCCAGGCGCTTCTTCACGAAAATCTGCAACAGCGAGTAGTCGCCCCGGAGCTTTGCGTCCTGCGCTTCTTCCCATTCCATCACGAACTTCGCCCACGGCACGCGCCAGATTGATAACGCATTGCAGTGGAACCCAACATGGCCTTTGATGGCATTTGGATTGGTTGCGATGTATCGCCCCGTGCTGGCAAGCCTCCGCCTGACGACCGGCGTGTCACCGAACCTCTCCCCGCAATCCGGGTTGCTGCATTCGTAGCGGATCGTCCCGTTGGTCTTCTCCCAATCGACCACCCCGGTGTCGGTCGTCACCTTGTCCCACTTGAGTTGGTTCCAGAAATACCTCTGGACGATCCCGCAAGATGGACACTCAAAGTGGAACTCGCGCTGATCGGTCTTTTCCCATTCACGGAAAAGGTCCGTGGAGGCATCAGCCTCGTCGGAGGCGTCCTCCCTGTGCGAATTCCCTCCCTGCCCGATGTAGAAAACCTTGGAGTTCCATTTGTCGTGGGTGCGGGCCTCGGCTTCCTTCATGCGGCCAGGGTAGTTGTCCGACATCGCCCACGCCTCCTCCAGAATCACCCAAGGCATCGACTTCTCCTGAAGGTTCGTCATCGATGGCCCGCAGATGTCGAGGTAGATCCCGTGAGGGAAAACCACCGTTGTCTTCCGGTTCTGGTGCCGGTTCTCAGGCATGAACGGACGCATCGCATCCGACTTCTTGAATGAAGGGTGCAGTCGCGTTTCGGCCCACAGGCCTGCGGATTCATCCTTCTGGCCGACAAGCAGCACGTTCGACGGAGAGACGACAACCCGCCACTGAATGATTCCCTCGATAGCCGTGGTTTTGCCGGCACCAGGCGGCCACATCCAGTGCAGCTTCTTGATCGCGTTGTCGCCAGCCGCATCAAGCGGCTCCCGCATGTGAGGCGCCAGATCGATGTCAAGGTTTGGCGCCAGTCCTTGAACTAGCCTTACGTTTTCGTGGCACCACCGGCTTACCGTTTGGTCCGGATTGGGCCGCATCGCTTGTGCTGCCCG